AGGACTTCCTTAGCGGCAGCAATTGTAGACTGGCGCTGTCCTTCGAGTTGTTCGATTGTCATTGACTTAACTCCAAGATCATGAGCTCACGGAGGAGTGCGGACTTCGCATCCTCGATGTCGCTCGAGTATTCGACGATGGTGACATCTTCGCTCGATACTTCGTCTCGAAGTTCGTTCCAGATGGTTTTTGCGAATCTTGTCGACTCGCTACGTGAGAGACGCACTGCATCCCGCAGGCGTCGCTCCACTTCTCGGATGGATGTCGGACGCTCGTGCTTGGACTTCATGCTTTGCACTTCCGCTGCCGGATCCTTAAGGTTTGCTGTGAGTTCTTTTGCTTTGCTGGCGAATGCATCGATGATGGCGTCGATGTGTCCGCGACCCAGACCAGCATCGAGAGCGGCCATCATGCCAGCACAGAGGCGGTCGTAGAGTGCCTCGATGCCTTCATGCACCATCTCTGCCGCGAGGTCACCGTAGACACGCTCGACGAATGTCGCCACGTCTTCACCAGGCGCGACTGGAATCATCATTTCTTGTTCTTCCATAGCATAACCTTCCATGTCGCCATACATGTCCTTCAACGACTTGACCATATTCATCGGTTCAGCTGGTGTCGGTGTCAGCGATGCCTCACCGATTGGCCAGCGTGTGATCTCGTATCGACCATCGGCCATCTTCTTCCGCTCGACCATGTGGCCCGTGGCGCCGGACGAATATCCAAGCTTGCCAGACTTTGCGAGTTCCTGGATCATCTTCTGATACTGGTCAGCCATCTCGACCTGCGATTCGTACCACAGACCTTTATCGTCCATGGTCATGTATCCGGTTCCGATGCGCGACTTGCCTACGGTCTTATCCTGGCCGTGATGATAGTAGAGGTTCATCGGCACACGCTCGCCAGACTTCATCGGTCGTCCAAAGTCAGTGCTCGATGTGAAGTAGTCGCCCTCGAGGTCAGCGCCACCGAAGCGCACCAGGTAACCACGCACGCGACCGGAATCGTCTGCCTTGATTGCATCACCGAAGGATACCAAAGTCTGCATCATAACTCCTTGACCGGCACGACCACGGCCTGTGGTCCCCACTCCGCGTTTGGTACTACTTTACCGAATGCCGAGAGAGGTGTACCCGTCTCATACAAACGATACCGCGAAGGTCCTAAGACCTGCCGACGCTCCGCTTCACTGAGCATACGAAACTGCTCCTCTTTGTCCGGCATCTCTTCCGGTTCATCGAAACTGCCTGGTGGCAGTCCTGCGAGTTCAGCGTATGTCGGTGTGATCGGGACGATCGTACACCTACAGTTTGGATGCGAGGGAACGATATCTGCAACAGGATTCGGATCGCCATGAAGTGACCAGCACACTGGGCACACGTTTACATCACCCGCTGAGATGCGCCGCCAGCCACGCACGATGCTCAAGTTCGCCTCGAAGGTCTGTCGCTGTGCTTCGCGATTAGCACGAATCATCTCTGTTCGTGCGATGGTAGCAGCTCGTGAAGGCGCGAGAGTTTCGTATGTCCTTGACATCCTTCGTGCGACCTGTAGAGGATTGAGACCTTGCGCGATGCCGATCGTGACATGGTCCAAAGCAAATGGACCGATGGCCTCGAACAGCGCGCCGAGCGGTGAGCCGTCAGCCGCGAAGCCGACCACGTTCGTGATTGCTTCGACAGGGAGTCGGTTCCACATCAGATCAGTCGTGAGCGACACCGACGAAGGAACACCCGCGACTGCTCGCACGAGATCCTCTTGTATGTCCAGCGACAGCTGTATGGCGCGACGTTGTCCGTTCGTTGCGATGTCGGTCGCCTGTGGCGCAAACACTGCGACCTGTTCAGCCATCTGGACATTGAGTGCCTCGAGGCGGAGCATGTACTCGGACAGACCACTGATGTCCTCACCTGCTGCCTGTGCCTCCTCAATGGCGGTTGTCACCGCTTCGAGGCGCTTTAGGTTGTCAGCCTGAAGAACACCGTATGTCCGACTCATCTCGGAGAGAGCAGCGTTCTCACGAGCGCGCAGTTTATTCCGATAGGCCTCATTGACCTGGTATATGTCAGCCATCGGTGTCAGTCAACTCGTATCCGTAGTACGGATGATAGGACTTGCCGTTCTCCTTCGGCGCCATGCGTTTGAGGATCTCTTTGCGCGCAGCTGTAGACCAGCGATATCCAGCATCGCCACCCCATGCCGCCCATGCCACACGGCCAGCGGATGGATAGCCATCCTCGCCTGGTCGGAATCCTTCAGCCTGTTTGTCTACTTCGTGACGTCGAAAGAATGAGTACATCCGAAGGACGGTTGACTCACTGAGTTTCTCGCCATTGATGATCTGGTTTGCTCGCGCCCATGCGACAGCGGTTCCGCCATCACGACCAGCATCACGCCACTCTATGGCGCGCTGTGCTTCTTCCTTCATGTCCTTCGACGGGATGAACTTCAGTCCTGGCTCATCACGATCGTCGAATGCTTTGGTCTCTTCCTGGCGCACCGTGACAGGCAACAGGCCGAGGTGCTGGATAGAGTTCAAACCGACAGCCTGGAGTGCCGCTTCTGGTTCAAAACCAGCACGAATCAAAGCGCCAGCAGCGCCGACCAGCTTCGCAGTTTCATCGGCAGTTCGAGCTGTCGAGACAGGCGCAGCATCAGGGAGCAGGAGTTCCTGCGCGCCGATCTGCACAGGCACCGCTGTCGGATGGTAATAACCAAGGTCATCATCCGAAGGCGTCACACCAGCGACACGCTTGGCTGTAGCCAGATCGATGATGCCACTCTTGTAGAGTCGCTCCGCTCTCTCTGCGTCCTCGTTGAGGTCAGCCTGGAGTGATGGAACATTCGACACATCGAACTCGAGGTAGTCGCCAGGTTGCGTCTCTTCGTAGTCTGGAAGCAGTGCGATGGTGAGCGCTTCGCTCATCTGACGCATCAGCGGAATCATTCCATCAGTCCAGGCGCTTCGCGTTGCTTGCTCGAGGTTCGAGTATGTTGCGCGCTCGAGGCCGCTGCCGAGTTGAAGGACCAGCGGATTGAGTCCAAGAGCTGCACAGACGCGCTCCTCCGGTTTGCGGCGAATCTCATCAAACGCCATCTCGGATGGTTTGTGTGAAACCTGCTCGACCTTGAATGGACCAGTCATCACCAGGACGGAACCAGCATTGTCGCCAGTAAAGTCCTGCTGGAGTTTCCGCTTCGTCTGACGTGCATCGTCTTCGGACAAATCCTCGACACCGCCCTTGTAGTCTGGTCCGACCATGATGCTTGGCATGCCACCGTTGCGAACCATGCCGAATGCAGCTGATGCGGCGACGTTGTCGGTGGCGATCTCACGAAGGACAGACGTGACAGGAGAGCGACCGAAGCGAGAGTCCTGCGGATCTCGACCGTATCGAATGTGAATAAGGTCCTCGAGCGCGATGTCGTACGACGTGCCATCAACCGTGTACTGATACTTGACCAGAGGATTGACCTTGTTACCCACAGGTCTCATCATGTCAGCCGCTAGGTATTGCAGACCGACGACACGACCAGACACGCGAACCTTGCGGAAGTACGCGTTTCCGAGCAGCTGATAGTCAGGGAGAATCCACGACCACACGAGCGAAGGCGGGACGTTCGGTGTTGGCTGTGCCAGCAGCTGCAGAATAGGGTGATCTGTGACTGTCTCGACCTGTCCATCAGGCATCGGTCGACGCACGACAGGGACACCCTGCGACCAGTTCCTGATGTACCAGTCCATGCCAATCGCGACGATACTGTTAAGCATCAGGTCGCCAGCCTGGTTGCGCCAGTTGAAACTCGAACCCGGAAGGTTACGTGTCAGCAGGGACCAAAAGTCGCCGTTACCTGTGCCAGTGAAATAGGACGTCTGTCGCTGAATCAGCGGCGGCGGAAGCAGTGCATTTGGCGCGGCAGTTGCTTTGCCGATGAATCGATCGAAGAGTCCCATGTGACTATTGTGTCCTTATCATGTCTTATATTGCACCCCACCCACCGCCACGACCGACGAGCTCGTCGTAGGCGTCAGTCAATGCATCGACGATGTCGTCATTCTTACCGAGCGGGAACGTCCGCATTTCGTCCAAGAGTTCGCGATTCCACGAAGCTGCAACCATGTACACGTTTCCACCAGCGACCTGACTCGCGAACGGTTCGGCGCGCACATCCTTGGACCCTGTCACTGGCAGGACTGTCACAGCACTACCATGCAACAGCCGGAGCATGTGCATCGCTTGACTCTTACCAGCCTGACCTGGGTCCTGCGGTAGTCGGATCCTGATGCCACGACCATCGAGAGCAGCTGTCTGCTTGATAATCTTATCCCGCTGGTCGGTGTCATACTGGCCACGCACGACATCGAGGATCCAGATGCGTCCATCAGCATCACGGCCCATCTTCACACCGGCAGTGTAGTCACCACTACCAGCTGTCGCTGCAAGGTCCCAGGCGCGGGACATCTTCTGGATGTTCGGTGTCGCATGCTCGATGGTGATTCGGTCCGACTTGAAGAACGAACCCTCGCGTGGTGTTGGATGTTGCTGGTAGAGAGCAGACCATCCATAGTCGCCACTGTTGGCAACCATCACCTCCTTGATGCGTCCGAGCTCCTTGACGTCGTATCTCTCAGGCCACAAAGCTTCGCCTATCATTCGACCGATCTGGTCCTTCTCCTCCGCTATGGCTGGCAGGTTGAGGACTGTCCATCGATGAGGTTCCGAGCTAATTGCTCGAGCGGTGATGTCGTCGTGATGCCACCTGGTCGAGACGATGATGAGAGCTCCCTTCGGTTCGAGGCGCGTGTAGAGATCGTCCGTATACCAGTCCCATGCCTTGTCGCGGTATAGAGACGATTCAGCATCCTCGCGACTCCTGATCGGGTCATCGATGATGATGCGCTTGAAGCCGACACCGGTCGGAGGTGAGCCGACACCACGCGCCATGAAGGTCCCCCCCTCCGGTAGGCTCCACTCATCCTGTGCGGCGTTGTCCTTCGAAAGTTTAGTCCTGGACGAAACGATCTGTCTGGACTTACGGCTGAAGCGTCTCGCGATGCGCTCGTTATAGCCAGTGACCAACACGTTCGCGGACGGATCTCGCTCGATGCAATAGGCGCCATATCGGACCGTTACTGTCTCAGTCTTGCCATGGCGTGGCGGCATGTGGATCGCGAGTCTGTCAATCTCACCACGCTCGACTGCGTCAAGGTGCGACGCGATGGCGATGAGATGCCGAGCCGTAAAGGACCAGCCATTCGGGAGAGTCTCTCGAAGGTAGTCAAGGTAACAGAGAGCTGTCTGCGCGCTAGTTGTTGTCCTGGCTTGGTTCGGCTGCGGCGGAGAGAAGTTGTATCGAGAAGTTCGCAATGCGCTCATGGAGAGCTGCAATTTGGGCAGCTGATTGGCCATTGATGTAACGCTCACTCTGCGCTGTACGTGCTATCGCCTGTAGCGCCTTCAGGCTGTCCTCGAGCACTGATGTCAGAAGATCATCGAGAGACTTTGTCGGAAGAATCGTCGTGGTGATGTCATGTCGACTCTGTTCGACAGGAGTCGTCATTCTGTCCCTGATCGAGATGATGGTCGTGCGTGGTAATCCACACGACCGTGCAATAACCGAAGGACTTTGACCAGCGATCAAAGCCGATTCGACCTGTGCGAGAATCTCAGGTTCTGTTGTATTACCTCGTGCCATGATGCTATTCTGTCTCATCCTGGCGCACTCTGCGCCTGTAGTGCAGCTGCCCGTGGCATAAGTAGCACAACACCTGGACATCCTCCATCAGCTCACCACCGAGTCTGATGTATGTGATGTGATGCACATCGAGCTTGTAGCCGTCATCCTGTCGACGGCCACACTGCTCGCATGTTCTACCTGACCGCTCAAGCGCCTTCGTGCGAATGTCCTGCCAGCGCTGACTCCGCATGTACTTGCGCCGGTAGTCGCGCCATGCCTCATCGACCTGGTCGCTGGACGCTCCGATGGCCTTGAGTAGACTGTAGGTGTTGGACCATGGCTTCGCCATGATGCTCCTTACGATGTTGTCCGTGTCCATGTGATCTCATCCTTGACCGGGTGATCTTCGCCATACATCCAGTCAACAGCGAACAGTGATTCAGGATCGAGTGTGAGGCCTTGTAGAGTCTTTGACTCATCACCCGTATGCATCATGAATGCCTCGAAAAGGTCGGAGTATCGGATGTAGACATCGTGGTCAAAGCATACGCGTGTGATCGGTTTGCCATGCATCAAGTGTTGTATTACGTGTTCAAACTTCATTCTGTCACCGTCCAATCTCTCGCCAGGACATCAGTGCCTGATAACGTTGCAAAGCCCTTGCACCTCCACACGTTCGCGCCATCAAGCTCGTATCGCATCAATGCAGCTTCGACCAGTTGAAGCTTGAAACGAGCGCCTTCACGCCACACAGGACGTCCTGCGCGCACGTCCACAAGGATTTGCTCGAAACTCTTACGACCGCCCCAGTTGTTTTGTTTCTTGCCGACAGCTTCCTGGAACTCGATCCGCAGTGAAGGTTCTGACATCATCCATCGATTTATCATCATGACCGGATAACCGACGACTTCTGCTGCTTTGCTTCGTGTCTCACCGCTTGCGATAAGCTCCGCCCACTTGATCACAGTCGCGGTCTTTTCATCGAGCGAAATGTACGGTTCCATTTTCTTGACTGGCCTGTCTGGTTTTTCTTCCCTGATCCATCGATGCAATGTCTTCTCTGACATATCCATAATCTCAGCTGTGCGTCTTATGTTGTGACCAGCAGCTCTCAGATCTTTGATTCTCACCATGAGGAGTTTCCGCTCCTCGATGTTTGTGTTCTTTGACATTGATTCTCCCCTTCAAAGTAAAAGACCAGGCACACCGTTCGGATGATGTACCTGGTTCCGTCAGCGAGTCGTTGGCAACCGGGAGATGGTTACTCGCTGGCGTCTTCACCGAAGGGGTCTTCGATGTCATCGGTCTTGATCGCTGGCTGTGCGATCTTGGTCAGCTTCTTCTTTGCACTGACTGGAGAAACGGACACGATGGCGTTGGTTTGATAACCACGCGTGTTGAGCTTCGCATCGACAGTGACCATCCACTCCTTAGCCAGGAGCGAATCGATGTCGAGGTTGTGAAACTCTGCTTGTGTCAAGCGGCGTCCAAGCATGCCATCCAGCAGGATAGTGAGTGCTGCTTTGTCGGAACCATAGCCCTGGCGCGTAAACTTGACGAAGCGAAACGCGTTGCTGTTGCTATCGCCATACTCAGTGGTCTCGAATGTAAAGCGGAAGTTTGGAAGCAAAACATTCGGATCATCGTACGATGGTCGGTCGATGCTCTCGACGTTTGCGAGACGGCAGACATATGAGCCTGCGACAGCTGCTTCGAACTGTGATGCGCCATCGTTGA